ATGACGGAACTCATTAAAAAAGGAAGTGCAGCTAAAGAAGCAGCCCAATTTTTAGCGCAAGCATCAACTAAGCAAAAAAATGCAGCTTTGCTAAATCTAAGCAATGATTTACTTACTCATACAGCTTCCCTTCTTGAAGAAAACAACAAAGATATTATACGTGCTCGGGAAAAAGGTACACCTGAAACAATGATTGATCGCCTCCGTTTAACAGAAGAAAGAATAAAAGAAATTTCTGAGGCTGTTAAACAAGTTGTTGCTTTGAAAGATCCTATCGGAGAAGTAACAAATATGTGGAAAAATGAAGCCGAACTCACTATTGGAAAAACGAGAGTACCACTTGGAGTTATAGGTATCATTTATGAATCAAGACCAAACGTTACAGTCGATGCTTCTGTACTTTGTTTTAAAACTGGTAATGCTGTTATTTTACGTGGTGGTAGTGATGCAATTGATTCGAATAAGGCTCTTATGTCCGTTATTCAGGATTCACTAGAGGCATCTGGATTCCCTCGTTCTAGCGTTCAATTAATTGAAGACACATCTCGTGAAACAGCTCGTGATATGATGCGCTTAAATCGCTTTTTAGATGTTCTTATCCCGCGCGGTGGAGCTAAATTAATTCAAACTGTTCTTGAAAATGCTACTGTTCCAGTTATTGAAACCGGCACAGGAAATTGTCATATTTATGTCGATAAAGCTGCTGAAAAACAAATGGCAATCGATATTTTAGTTAATGCAAAATGTTCGCGTCCTTCTGTTTGTAATGCAGCAGAAACCTTACTTATTCACCGGGATGTAGCAGATGCCTTTCTTCCTGAAATGGAAACTGCTTTAAAGGAATATAACGTTGAATTACGCGCGGATGAACGTGCACGAGAAATTCTAAAAGATTCTAAAGCAGCAACAGAGTCAGACTGGGAAGATGAATTTTTAGACTTTATTTTGGCCATTAAAGTTGTAGATTCAGTAGATGAGGCAATTAATCACATTAATAAATACGGGACAAAACATTCCGAAGCAATTATTTCGAATGATTATGCAACTGGACAAGCTTTTCATCAAAAAGTCGATGCTGCGGCAGTATATATTAACGCTTCTACTCGCTTCACAGATGGTTTTGCAATGGGATTTGGTGCAGAAATTGGTATTAGTACTCAAAAGCTGCATGCCAGAGGGCCAATGGGCTTAACGGAGCTTACTTCTACTAAATATATTATTTTCGGGGACGGTCAAATCCGCAATTAAAGAAAAGGAAGCCTAATAGTTAGGCTTCCTTGTTTTTTGTATTCAACCAAGCAATAACATCTTTAAAAACAGTTTCTTTACATAATTCATTGACAAGTTCATGACGCGCATCTTCGTATATTTTATAGGTAACATCTTCCACTCCAGCTGCTTCTAAAGCTAACGCAATTTTAGGCGTATCTTTTCCAAAATGGCCAACCGGATCATCACTCCCTGAGAGGGATTAATATACGTTGATATATAGCAATTTATAATGTGTTTGCCACGAATTTTGCCACAAACGTTTTATATGTTTGTAAATATTATTTGTTTTTACATTGAAATAAATACTCTTGATAAATAGTTTTTAAATCTATATCTTTCTTGTCTACTTTTCTACAAAAAGCTTTTAACTTTTTTATTTCAAGCAACTCTGCGAACAACTTTTCAACAGCGTTCTTCTTTCCCTCAATATAGCAGATGTATCTAAAATCATTAAAGCTATATTTTCTCATGACATAATCTCACAACTAATAATATCTTCTATATTAATGTCAATTATTCGTTCATCAAAGCGTTCAAGCTGTACAATATGTTTTTCGTTATCAATGTGGACAGGCACGACATACTTGTATCGCATGTGATGATTGTTCTTTAAAAACAGTACTTCTATCGACCAGTTACGCTTAAGTGCATCTGCTAATACTATTGAATGTTCTAAAATATCATCAAATAAGTTATACATTTACTTCACCTCTTGCTAACATTATACGAACAAACGTTCTCTAAAGCAAGCGGTAAATAGGATTAAAATAAAATAATGTTTGACTTTTTATAATACATGTATTATAATATAAGTATAGAAAGGAGTTGAGACAGTGAAAGATGTGTTGGAGGAAATAAAAACAGTCCTCGAAATTATCACTCTTGCAGTAGCGCTGATAACATTACGCAAGAAAGATAAAAACGAGGACAAGTAAATTCAGAGGGGTGAAATTCCCCTCCCTCTATTAAATTATAACATGCCTTTCACAAATTATGAATAAATATATCTGGATTATATTAATTGTTATTGCTGTAAATGGGTTAGCTAGCTACTTTCAAAACACTGTTCTAACTGTAATAGCTATTCTTGTGACGTTATCTTGCTTAGTATATCTCGTAAAAAGGAAGTGATTTAATTGAAAGAAAAGACAACTTCTGATGCGCAGTTGAAAGCAAACAAAAACTGGCAAGAAAAAAACAAAGAACATGCAAATTATTTAAAAAGCCGTTCAGCTGCGCGATCTTTTATTAAGAAAAAAGCCACTTTAGAAGACTTGGAAGAACTAGAAATTGCAATAAAGCAAAGAAAAACTGAAATAATTTCATTAGATAATAGCCTTGAATGAAAAATTTCGGGGCATTTTTTTATTTTGTGTATTAATTGTTGACGCTTTCACAATGACATGTTATTATGTATTCAAGAACTTAATAAGTTCTAGCGCTGTTTCGGCGCATTTTAATTACGCATTGTGCAATGTAAATTTTAATGTAGACACACGTGATTAGTACGTGAAGAGCTACAACTTTTAACTACTTACTATGAAATGTAAGGAAAAAAGCATCAGACTTCGGTTTGATGCTTTTTTTATTTTAAAATAAATTTAATAAAACCATTGACTACTACGATTATTCGTAGTATAATATGTATATAGTAAAGGAACGGGAGGAAAATACAATGTATAACAAGGCTGAAATTATGAAACAAGCTTGGAATTGGTTCAACGATAGCAACATTTGGTTAAGCGATATTGAATGGGTAAGTTACACAGACAAAGAAAAATCTTTCTCCGTTTGTTTAAAAGGTGCTTGGTCTAAAGCGAAAGAAGAAGTTGAAGAATCTAAAAAAGAAAGCAAACATATTGCTAAAAGCGAAGAGTTGAAAGCTTGGAATTGGGCTGAACGAAAATTAGGCTTACACTTTAATATTTCAGATGATGAAAAATTCACTAGTGTAAAAGATGAAACTAAAATAAATTTCGGCTTAAGTGTTTGGGCTTGTGCAATGAAAGCAGTTAAACTACACAATGACTTGTTTCCACAAACAGCAGCTTAAAAAATTATATTATAGAAAAGGAATGTGATTAAAATGACAATAACAAGAGCACAAAAAAAGTATGCAGAAGCGATGCACGAGTTTATAAATATGGTGGATGACTTTGAAGAGTCTACACCTGACTTTGCGAAGGAAGTTCTACATGATTCTGACTATGTAGTTATTACAAAAAATGAAAAGTATGCAGTAGCTCTTTGCTCTCTTAGCACTGATGAATGTGAATATGATACTAACTTATACTTAGATGAAAAATTGGTTGATTACTCAACAGTTGACGTAAACGGTGTGACATACTACATCAACATTGTTGAAACTAACGATATCGATGATTTAGAAATCGCTACGGATGAAGATGAGATGAAAAGTGGCAACCAAGAAATTATTTTAAAAAGTGAGTTGAAGTAAAAAATATGACTATTAAATTATTAGATGAATTCTTAAAAAAGCATGATTTGACGAGGTATCAGTTAAGCAAATTAACTGGTATCTCACAAAACACATTGAACGATTACAATAAAAAAGAGTTAAACAAGTATTCTGTTTCATTCTTGCGCGCACTCTCAATGTGTACAGGAATATCTACATTTGATGTTTTCATCGAGCTAGCAGAATTGGAAAAAAGTTATGACGATCTTGCAGGATTTAAACACTTATTAGATAAGTATAAGTTGTCATTTCCTGCACAAGAATTTGAGTTGTACTGCTTAATCAAAGAGTTTGAATCTGCGAATATAGAAGTGCTACCTTTTACTTTTAATAGATTTGAAAACGAAGAACATACAGATATAGAAAAAGATGTTAAAAAAACACTAAATAATGCGATTGCTGTGCTGAAAGAAAAAAAAGAAGAATTGCTATAAAAACCATTGACTACTACGATTATTCGTAGTATAATATGTATATAGTAAAGGAACGGGAGGAAAATACAATGTATAACAAGGCTGAAATTATGAAACAAGCTTGGAATTGGTTCAACGATAGCAACATTTGGTTAAGCGATATTGAATGGGTAAGTTACACAGACAAAGAAAAATCTTTCTCCGTTTGTTTAAAAGGTGCTTGGTCTAAAGCGAAAGAAGAAGTTGAAGAATCTAAAAAAGAAAGCAAACATATTGCTAAAAGCGAAGAGTTGAAAGCTTGGAATTGGGCTGAACGAAAATTAGGCTTACACTTTAATATTTCAGATGATGAAAAATTCACTAGTGTAAAAGATGAAACTAAAATAAATTTCGGCTTAAGTGTTTGGGCTTGTGCAATGAAAGCAGTTAAACTACACAATGACTTGTTTCCACAAACAGCAGCTTAAAAAATTATATTATAGAAAAGGAATGTGATTAAAATGACAATAACAAGAGCACAAAAAAAGTATGCAGAAGCGATGCACGAGTTTATAAATATGGTGGATGACTTTGAAGAGTCTACACCTGACTTTGCGAAGGAAGTTCTACATGATTCTGACTATGTAGTTATTACAAAAAATGAAAAGTATGCAGTAGCTCTTTGCTCTCTTAGCACTGATGAATGTGAATATGATACTAACTTATACTTAGATGAAAAATTGGTTGATTACTCAACAGTTGACGTAAACGGTGTGACATACTACATCAACATTGTTGAAACTAACGATATCGATGATTTAGAAATCGCTACGGATGAAGATGAGATGAAAAGTGGCAACCAAGAAATTATTTTAAAAAGTGAGTTGAAGTAAAAAATATGACTATTAAATTATTAGATGAATTCTTAAAAAAGCATGATTTGACGAGGTATCAGTTAAGCAAATTAACTGGTATCTCACAAAACACATTGAACGATTACAATAAAAAAGAGTTAAACAAGTATTCTGTTTCATTCTTGCGCGCACTCTCAATGTGTACAGGAATATCTACATTTGATGTTTTCATCGAGCTAGCAGAATTGGAAAAAAGTTATGACGATCTTGCAGGATTTAAACACTTATTAGATAAGTATAAGTTGTCATTTCCTGCACAAGAATTTGAGTTGTACTGCTTAATCAAAGAGTTTGAATCTGCGAATATAGAAGTGCTACCTTTTACTTTTAATAGATTTGAAAACGAAGAACATACAGATATAGAAAAAGATGTTAAAAAAACACTAAATAATGCGATTGCTGTGCTGAAAGAAAAAAAAGAAGAATTGCTATAAAAACCATTGACTACTACGATTATTCGTAGTATAATATGTATATAGTAAAGGAACGGGAGGAATCACAGTGAATAAATTCGCATTTGAAAATGATAGATATCTAGAACGAAATATCAAGGCAGTTGTAGAAAAAATTGCAAGGGACTTTAATTTGCACTTAAAAAGTAAATACAGCAAGGATTGTGAATTCACTATAGTTGCTGATAATTCATTCGATAATATCGAAAACGCTGTTATATTTTTAGAAATCAAAAGAGAAGATGGAAAAGCGTGTCAAGATCATCACATTTATGCGGAATATGAATGTGATGAAGATGGCAACGAATATATTGCATTAACAGTTAAATTTTACGGTTCTAGCACATCTAATCAAATAAACACGGTACAAGGGATAAAATCAAGTAAATATGCTTCTTGTATTGTTTCTGACACAGACAATCAATTATCTAAATCAATTCATGAATTGAATCTTAAAAAAGAGAAAGAACAGCAAGAAGCATGGAATAAAAAAGAAGCGGAATACGCTACCAGAAAACAGGCATATGTATCTCAAAGCGAACGCGAAAAATACGAAGACATTTTCGATTTACCTTTCGATTTCTATGATTATATTGACAAAAAAGAAAATGGATTAATCTAAAATATTATTCAGTAGAAGTTTTTTGTATCTAATCAACAAACTTTTAACTACGCATCATCGTGCAATATAAATCAAAAAAGAAAAGCATCAGAACCCAATTCTGGTGTTTTTTTGCATAAAAAGAGCCCCCGAAATAATAATCGAGGGCAAAAAACTAAATCTTTTTAACAAACTTCGTGTTGGCGGTGAGATAGTAACCGCTCTTCGTCTTCAAGCGAGGTGTTCCACCTTTAGTTTTCCCCATCCCAGAAATCGTGAAGATAGTGCCAGCCGGATATGTTCCACCTGTTTTATGCTTTTCAGTGAAGTCTACTGAATTGTATAGATCACACTGTACTAGTGTTTTAACTTTTCGCGGATTTTCTGTGTAGTATGTGTTTTTATTTGAGCTTGCTGGTGTGTGTGGTTTTCCTGCTTTTAATTTCGCTAATAATGTTGTGTTCTGCGTTGCTGTTCCTTTATAATCCTTAATTCCGTATTGATTTGCTAGTTTTTTACGATTCGCAAAGCTTGAATCCAGTTTATTTAAATTCATATAATCTACTAATCCTAGACTGTTCGTGTTCGCATTTGCGCTCGGTTTAGAAGAATTACTAGTACTAGCTCCTTTTCCAAAAGTATCAGTTCCATAGCCTTTGTATTCAAATTGCAAGTGCGGATTGTCAACAAAACCGTCCCAATCACCACCCCAAGTGAATCCTAATGCTTTCGCTTTTGCAATAAATTTTTTCGCATTTGCTGAGCGATAACCACCCCAATTAACAGTTTTACCTTTCGTCATGACGAAATCTAGCGCTTGTCCAACTAAATGATAAGAGCGCATTGTTTGAGACGCTCCGCTAGCAACATTTGCGGCTTGTTGTTCTTTCGTTCTAATTGTTTCGTAGATTAACACTTCAATCCCGTTGCTTTCAGACCAATCTAGCAATTTTCTAGCTGCCGCTTTCGTATTGTCTGCTAACTTATTTACATTTGCCAAACTTCTACTATAATAATAACTTGTCATTATTTATCATCCTCTCCATATTTTTTGCTTCGATTAGTAAATTGTTCAAATAATCCAGTACCGCCAGCTCCTGCTAATGCGCCTGCCCAAATCATCGTTGCAAGCGATCCAGAGCCGTCCAAAAACGTTGCTAATGCGCCCAGAATAGCACCAATAAGTATGCTAACAGTCGGAAGCCACTTAGACGGGACTAACTCCGTCTTCTTAATCGCCTGAACAAACACAGGTGTTACAACTACTAAAAATGTCATGTAAACTAGTAACTCTTTTCCAAACTCCATTTCTATCATCCTTTACTTCGTTATTTTGTGTTCCAACAAATCTACTTTGTGAGCTAACTTTCCGACTGATTTAGACAAGCTGTCAATTGATTGTTGTTGCTGTTTCATCATGTCATTTTGCCTATCCATCAATCGCTGTTGTTCGTTCATCGTACTTATAAATTTATCTCTCTCTTCTTTCGATTCCTTATTACGCTTCTCTCGTTCTTCCTCCACTTTTTCGCGTTCTTCTTTCATTTCTATTCTTACAATTTTTGAATCATCCCAAATTCTTTTTGTGATAATTAGTAAGATTATAAAAAGCGCTACAAAGAGCGCCGCGAAGAACATTTCTTTCGCTAAAGCATAATCAAAAACTTTTGTTAGCCCATCATACATTTTCATCATCCCCCATAAAAAATAAGCCTTGCTCGGCTTTAATCTAAAACATAAAATAATTGATTTAACGCAAAATAAGTAATGCTCGTTTCCGCTGGTATAAATCCCATCGCGTTACTTGATGAAGCATGAACACGCCCACCACTCGCTTTGTTTGTTGGTGCGTAAGCCATCGCGGTTTTCGTTGTTTGGACCTCAAAAGGAACAGAAGCGAAAGCATTATTTGTAGAGGTCCATGCGGTTGATTTTTGCACTTGGCCGCGGAAGATAGCAAATCTGATTCCAAAAACACATACGACTCTGTATTGAGGTGTGTTACTTTCCGCTGTTGAATATCCGGAATTCAATATTAGGTTCTGCCACGGTGTTGAATAAAACGAATCTGCATCAATTGAAAGCTTAATATTTCCATTCTCATTAAACTGCAGAGATTTACTAGTTAAAATAGAATTTCCTAGGCTACTTTCCCCGGCAACATCGATTAGTTTCTGCGCAACTTTGTATCCGCCTAATGTACTGATGATGCTTTCTAATACTGCCGACCCTATACCCGTAGGCAAATATGAAGTTGAATTGAACCCGTCATCATTCATTTTGACAGTTCCAGTGTAAAGATTATCGTCGCTATCTTTGTAATTTATGTTATGAATAAATTCCGCACCAGTAATGCTACCACTCTTCACATCACCAAGCTCGGCAGTGATAGCTGAAAGTTTACCCACACGCAATGCGTTGTAATCCAAAGGTAATTCTACCCAACTATTCCCGTTCCAAGTAAAAACACCAACAATTGTTTTAGTGTTTTCGTCTATTTTAAACCATGTGTCACCTTCGACTGGATCGCTTGGCTGAGTTTTATCAAAAACCGGTTTATGATTACTAACTGATTCAATCAATGCATTGTTCGCAACGGTAATCGCCTCTTCTATTTTTTCGTTAATTTCTGGATCTGCTTCCTTAATATCTAATGTTTGACTGACCCATTTTTCTCCATCCCATCTTCGTAGCACATTGGGTGAGGCACTACTATCCATCCACAATAAGTCGGTGGTTGGGTTTAACGGCGCTTCACCAGCTACTATTGCATCATTAATATCCGTTAGTGTTATTTCTGCAGCTGCTCTAATTGTCATCATCCATCATCCTTTCTTCGGGCATAACATAAATTCGGTTATATCTTTTACCTCCATCACCTTGCCCTAAATTTAATTGCATCATTCTCTTTCCATTTGCATCAAGAAATGGATAAGCCCCTTCGCACTCATTAGTTGAGCCTTGTGCAGGATAGTATTTTTGTTGAAAAACATGATGATAAACTAAACTATTGCTTACCATATTCCAGCACCAAAGTTGGTTTTTATCAGTGCCTGTAAAACTCCCTCCTGCTGACAAATACGCATATGGAAACATTACATGCATTCCTTGCAATGTATATAAAGTAGTTGTAAATCCGCAATCTTTTGTCCGAAATGTATACAGAGGGGCTATTCTCCCGGAAAATAAATCAGACTTTTTACAAACATTAATTGTTAAATTTGAAACTCCTGGACTCATAACTACGTAGTCGCTTGTTTGGTCGTATGTCACGCGGAATCCGTCAGGCGCTTCAAGTTTAAATGCCATTGAGTCATCATAAAACTGTTCTTTAAAAGGGACATATTTAAACATTGCTATCGCCTTCTCTGCCTGTGGCAATGGTGTTACATAATAAGACCAGATATATGCTTCACCGGACGAAGTGTCCACACCAAACATTGTTCCATGTCCTCCACCGAGAACCCACATCATATCGACAAAAGTACCATCGAGTGTAGTTCTATAAATGTTATAAGATTGTTGCCCACCGACTTTACTTTTTTTACTTCCGTAATATTCTTGTGACCAGTAAATATAGCCATTTTGCACATCTATTTGCGCACATTGCATAACCGATAAATTCACTTCTACCCCCGCGGGAAATTCACGTGGCAGTTCTGCAAACAGGTAACCTTGCCCTTCATTAATCATAAGAATACTAGCTTCACTTCCTTGATTAACCGAGCATCTAATAGTTGCATTGATAAAAACGTCTTCTCCAGAGATATTAACAACATTACCTACGCCTATCTGTGCGTCTTCCCAGACTAAGTCGTGTGTACCGTCATTGTTTATCTTCTCCCAAATAAAATCACCACGCTCAATACTATTCGTTATGTTTGTTTTTCCATCATAAACTCTTGCAATAAGTTGTGTAGTGCCGACATTATTTTTAAAAGTAGAACCACTAGTGCTAAATAATTCTACTTTCCACGTCTTCGTTTCTTCTATTTGTTTTTTAGCTTCTTCAATTTGCGCTTGAAGTTCCCAAATAGCCAGCGGTGTGACGTTTTCCAATTCGATATAATCACCAAGTACAACCTTGTTTTTAGACGGATCACTAAAAGAAGTTGTCTTTTCTATGATTCTTGCAGATAAAGTTATATCCATATCCAAATCGACTACTCTCACTGTGTCTCCAAGTGTGACTTGGTGTGGCTCATACCCTAACATTTCTGCTAGTAATATCACGTCTACCTCATACGTGGATAAAGGATGATTAACTTTTTCAAGCTCCAGTTGCGCCCAATCTTTTAAAGCTTGCGCATTTGTTATTGTATCTTTTGTTATGACCCCTTTTAAATATTCTCTGCCATCGTTATACAACCAGTTCGCTTCATCATCATAAATGTAATTTAAACCATCGTTTACTGATTTAATTGTCAGCCCATCTTTCCCAATCGGAATGAGAGCAGTGTACATCGTTTTATCAGTTGTAATTCGTTTAAGACCTTGAATGTCTCTTGCGTACTCAAATCGTTTCGCAGTATTGTTGCCTCGTTCGTCAACTAAATCAAATTTATAATTAATGATTTGACCGCCAAAGCTCTCCACGTAAGCATCAATTTCTGCTTTATACTCTGAAATAACTTGTTGTAATCCAGCTTGCGCAGTTATATTGTCTGCAAATTCAATAGTACGTATTTGCCCAACAAATTCTCTTTTACCAATTGACCAGCCTGTCTGTTGTAAAATGTATTCAAGTGCCATGTCTGCTCTTATATCAGTTAGCACTTTATTAGATATAATTGTTGCATTTAAATCATAAATAAATGCATTTTCTGCTGTGGCTTTAATGTATCGTCCTTGCATATTTAACCCGTTCTCAGCTTCATAAATACGAAATAATCGTAACTTAGCTTGTTCGTCTTCAAACAAAATATAATTACCTTCGTGAATATGTTCAGCCATTTCATGTTCTGCGGGGATGGTAACGGTGTATGTGTCATCAAAGTTTTCAAGTTTCTCATTTCTCTCATCATCCCAAAAAGGACACGAAAAAGGCATGTCATTTGATAACACGCCTACAGTAATTCTTTGTCTGTTCAATACAGTTAACATATTTCCCCTCCTTCCTCAATAAGTCGTTGGTCTATATTCAATAGACCACTCCGCTCCTTCGCTGAAAGCCACTGGAGTTTGATAGCCACCAAAAAACGAAGGAAATGAACTTCCAATTGCTAAATTTTCCATGAACACTGAACCGTTTTTCATTATGACCCCAGCTTCACAATCAATCATAATCTCATCACCTTTATGGATAATAACCTCTGGATTATTTTTAACATCTGCTTCTGGATTAACTTTTTGTACAACCAAGTCGCAAAAAACAACATCATTGTCTTTGTAAGTTTGATTATTAAAATCTTCTGGAATATCCATTTTGGCCATGTAAATTCCGATGCCTGCTAACTTAGTAGCAAATTTGTTATTTGAGTCTTTCCATTTGTAGGTTCGTTTCCAAGCTTGACTACCTTTGTCGTTCAATTTAACTATTTCCGCAATAAACAACTGTCCACGCTTTTCAATAGATAGATTAAAGTACGCATCTGAAAATTCATTATAGTTATTTCCGACTTCATACGTCGTGTTTATTGTTTTCCAAACTTGCTTAGTCTTTGTTTTACCTTTTTCTGTATACTTCACTGTTTGTTGTACTTTTTTTGAATAAACCACTTTCGTATTCTTTTTCTTAACTACTTTCCCCTCAGTTGCAGCAAAAAGGTATCTATCTTTCGTTGTTCTCCCAATCTCTAGTCCCAAATTCATAGCTCTCCCATTTTGGGCATCTTTAATCATAAATTTACCAATGCGTTTGCTATCTTTGTCTAATAAATACAATTCTATTTTTGTTCTAGCGCGTGGATATTTTTGAGTAATATTTGCCAATCGAGCGGTGACTTTCCAATTGTCTAATTCTGACGTCAACATTCGTTTCATTACAGGACCTCTCCATGATTTGTAAGGCGCGGTTTCTGTTTTTTCACCATAGGAATTTACACGAATGGTGTTTATAGTTTGTTTAAATGAACTTGTTTTCGCAGGCTTACCATTTTCTAGCTCCCAAGTAATATTACTTTGCCCAATACCATCCCACAAAGTCATGTCATTTGCTCTATCGGACAACACGTTCTCATACATTTTCACAGCTGTTTGTCCTGTATCGGGGTCAATATCAGCCCCTAGAAATATATAATCATCATCTGTTGCAAATGATAGACTAGTTAAATCGTCGGTTGCTATCGCATGAATAATTGGACTTGTTGATTGTGAACCCGCCACTTCGATTATAGCCGGGCTTTCTGGTAAACTAATTTCTTGTTGTTCTCCATATCCACGAGGATCACTACATATAAATGTAATGGTTGTTGTATAATTATCTGTCTGTAATTCTGTTAACTCTGCCATTTGGGCAAAATGACCGTAATAAATCCATTCCGGTTCATCATCAAAGATTATTTCGCTTTCAAAACTATTAGTTTGAATGATTAAATTATTAAGATCGTGTGCTATTTCCACTCGTTCAGTTTCTGATTTTCCCATAAGCGTAATATTAATGTCAAAGCTTCTAGTACCTATGGAATTTCCAAAAAAGTACCCACCGATTTTGGCAGGTACTTCTTGGATATTCTCAGTAATATTGATTGCATTTCTTTTGATACTATTAACAACTGCTGGAATGTCATTGCTATGGATTCCAGCATACGTAAATCCTATTTTAGTCACGTCGTTCTAACCCCCTGAACTCGGTCTTTTCTACTTATACGATTGTTCTGCGTTTTTGTAATTACAGGTTCTACTAAACTTCCGACCTTATTTATGTCCATATACACGTCACTATTTTTTTGAAGCAGTTGCATTAAAATCTGGTTCTGCTGTTGAAGCAATAAAATCATGTCAGAATTGTCAGGACTATTGACAACAACACTTCCTCCATCGTTCATTCCAATGATTTCTTTTGTTTTTTTGATTAATTGAACTGCTCGATTTTTCCGAGTAAGCGGTATGACTACTTCTGGCTTATTGTTCTCAGCAACTTCTATCATTTCATTTTTGTTTACAAAACCACCATTAGCAAATCTACGATGTCCTCGTGGTCCCCAGCCTCTTTTTCCGTATGGAAGGTCGTTTCTCCAAGATGAGTTATTGAAGAATGCCAGTAACTGGTCATAACCAGAAAAAATATTATTATGACCTTTCATTCTATATGCATTGAATGTTTGTGGGATATATTGAAGTAACCCTTTAGCCGGATTACCTGATAATGTATTAACATCCACAACAGCAGATGACTGAGTTATTTTTTCATTCCCGCCAGATTCACGATGAATTTGTGCAATAATCCCTTTTAATTCACCACCGGACAAATCCACTTTCATAGCTAGAGCCGCTTTCTTAATAACACTAGACCACGCCGAAGCGCCTTTCCCAGCCGGTCCTGCCACTGGCGCCGTTTCTTTAAAACCAGACAGCATTTTTTCCAAAGGTGCGCCGATACTGTTTTTCAAATAGTTCAGCATGTCAGAGCCTAAATTACCATCGTTCCCCATTTTAACGCCAACAGATACCCCACCAAAAAGTTTATTTAAATTTTTGATAGGATGTGCTGCCCAATCAAAGGCTTTTTTAGAAAAATCAACTACTTTTCCAGCTACCGCTTTTGTCCCATCCCAAGCATCACTTAAGAAATCATTGATTGTTGAATTACCATTTGCAAATCCAGGTAATGTTTTACCAAGTCCGCCTTGCATGACTTTTTTCGAATCTGCATGGTTCAAAATTTTTGTGCCTGGAGCAACATGCGTTATCTCCGCACCATTTGCACCTAAAATCTGAGCTTGTGCTTTGCGTTTATTATATGCAATCTCAAATCCTTCTTCGCCAGCCATAATTTGGCCGGACGCATTATTAGAACCCTTGTAATCCATCGCTAAGTTACTTCCATATGAAGTCCTTTTGTTATACGATTTTTTTGACTTTTTAGTATTATTATTATAACCAGCAGGCTTCCACTCAGGAATTGTAGGTAAACTAAAAAACTTTAATACTTTATTTATTCCGCCGGTAACAGAGTTAACTACTTTCGCTAGCCCTGCTTTAAAATTATCCCATTTCGACAATGATTGACCAGTTTCCCAGTCCACTTGGCTCAAATGTCCAGAAGCTTGTTTTTTCGCTTGATCAACAACACCTGTGTGCATTTTTGTTGCTTCACTAATTGTTTTATTTTTTTGACTCTTAGCCTTTTTTACAATATCATCATGCTGCTTTTTCGTAATAGTTCCATTCACATAGTATTCTTTATCAGCAGCGGCAACAACTTTTTTGTATTTACTGTTTGCTTCTTTTACAGCACCATCTTTCGCACGTTTAGATTCTTTTACGACTTTTGAAGCTTGCTCTGTACTTAATTTCCCACTACTATCTTTCAGTTTCCCTAATATTAATTTTTGTTCTTTTGCAGACTTACTTAAAGAACTAACTACAGCAGTTTCTTGCTTTTTAGAAATTGTTTGTATTTGATTACTATAGTTCTGATTGCTAGCTTTTCTCTGATTTGCAGCATTACGTTTGATGCTTGTGATTTGCTGTTCTTCCGAAGCTGTTAAGACTCTACCTTCTTTAGCAGCTTTTGCATTAATAGCTTTTATATCTGCCTTCTCTTTCTTTGTAATAGCGGCATTTTTAGCAGCCATGTCTTTATTTAATTTTTGTATTTTTTCGTTGTTTTTCTTCACTTCATCTAATGACAATTTTTGTATTTTCGCTTGTTTCTCTTTAACCGCTTTTATGTCGGCTTCTGATAACATACTATTTTTTGACAAAGTACTTAAATTCTTATCAGAACTTTTTTTAGTCTTCTCAAATGATTTCTCTACAAGTGCAACCATCCCATTATAATTTTTGCTAATTTTAGCAGATGTAGATTTAGTGATTACATCTCCTGACATTTCCAAATACTTTAATTCAGAGATTGCATTTTGAGACATAGTTTTATAAGAATTTACATTTTTTGCTGTGTCTTTACTAATACCCTTTCCAGAGATATCCGTTTTTAAAGGATTAGCAAATACATCTTTTATAGCTGCATATCCTGCTTTCACCATTTTAATTTGATCGTTAATTTGATTAACTGGATTCAATAGTATAGGATGTTCTTTTGCTGAGAATGAAAGTGCCTCCCAAATTAAATCGAATTTAGCTTTATATTCAGGTATTTCCTTCTGTATTTTTTTTCCAAACGCTTGTCCAAATTTAGTTCCAGCAATACCTCCTATTGCCGCACCTACAGCTGTTCCAATTCCTGGAGCAATTGCTGTTCCTATAGCGGCTCCTGCTGCCCCGCCAGCTAAGCTCCCACCAGCGCTACCAGCTTTATCGCCAGCATTTTTCTTATTAATACCAATGAGTTGTGTTGCAGATAATGCAATTCCTAGACCAGGTAATGCCTTTCCAACGCCTTTCAAACCAGCCCCGATTTTTCCGAATTTGCTATAACTCGCAATATCGCCTGCCATGTCAGCTGTAGATAATGCTTTTGCCCCTTTGCTTCCTTTAAAAAGCGAGCCAGCTTTACCCAAAAAGCCTTTACCTTTTCCTCCAGCGACTGGCAAAGCGTTTCCAGCAAGTTGAGTAGTAGCAGCATTAGTTCCGGCAACAACCGAGTTTTCTGCTAACGCGGCTGTTAGTTTCTTCACAGGTGAGATAGCTGCAGCTGCTCCTTTTGCGATAAATCCAAATGCTAGTCCAGCTATTGGAATTGCCACGGCAACAACTCCAGCAGTAGCGATTATTGTTTTTGTATTATCATTTAAGCCATTGAACCAATCAGCTGCTTTTTGAATATACTTTCCTAGACCACGTAATACAGGTGTCAGCGATGTTCCAATACTTATTGCGAAGGTTTCAATTGCACCAGATATTTCTTCAATAGTACCTTTCAGGTTATCCATTTTCATTTTTGCTACATCATCAGCAGTTACTTTTCCCATTTCAGTGCGCATTTTCTTTATTCCATCCGCGCCTTCACGATAAGCAATATTCCCAGCACGAACTGCATCGGAGCCAAACATAGCACCTAGCGCCGCACTCCGCTGTTCAGAATTTAGGTCTTTTAGGCTGCTTTGCAATAAACCAGATATTTCTTCTGCTGATTTCAATTCCCCATTCGTATCGTAAAACGCAGAGTGAACCGCTCCAGTGGCAACGGTTAATTCTTCAAATTCCTTGTTAACTTTAGAAGCGCTTGCTTTTGGACCTGCTAAACTTTTAGCTAAATCTTGAATTTGTCCCATTAATTTATCCGTGTCATTAGAAAGCGGTTTTACACCATTTTCTTGTAATACTTTCATGGCAGTTTCATTGTCCACAATGCTTAAACCGAGAGCATCAAATTGTTGCCATGCCGCTTTGGTCGTAGGATGCAATCTTTGTAGCATTGTTTTGAGAGAGGTACCTGCATCGGAACCTTTTAAACCATTCTGTGCAAATACTGCTAACATTGTTGATGTATCGTCAAACGAGAGACCAACACCACTGGCAACAGCAGAAACTTGTTGTAAAGACAATTTCATTTCTTCTACACCTGTGGCAGAAGCATTTGCCGCACCAGCTAGAATGTTTGCCGCATCCGCCACGCTTAAATTATCATCCTTAAATGCGTTTAAAACTGTAGCCGCGATTTCTGCCGCTGAAGCTAAATCTAACTCACCTGCTGTTGCTAATGAAAGCGCACCTGAAAGCCCGCCATTGATAACATCTTTTACTGAAAGACCTGCCTTTAAAAGTTCTTCTTGTGCCTGTGCGGCTTCTAAGGCGGAGTATTTCGTATCTGCACCTTGTTGAATAGCGAGTTCTCTTAATGCATCTTTATATTGATTTACCTCGCCAGGGGACATAACAGAAAGAGTATTCGACATTTGTTGTTCAAAATCAGCCGCTTTTTTTGTAGCGAAACCTAAACCAAGAGCAACTGGAGCCATGTACAAACTGCCTTTTTTACCGAAAGCGACAAGTTTATCTCCTGTCTCATTTAATTTTTTTTGATACTTGTCTAAATCTTGAGTCACTGTCCCCCATGGTGAGCTTTTAACAGCTTGCTCTCTCTTGAATTTCTTATAAGATTCTGTGGTAGTATCAATCTTTCTTTGCAAATTATTGTAATTTGCAACTTCATTATTTACTGCTTTTTCCCCTGCTGCTAAAGCTTTTGGCATTTGTTGTAATTCTTTGTTAAGTTTGTTGTATGCTTTTTGATTTGAATTGACTTCTTTTTCTGCTTCTTTTAATTCTTTTTCAGTTGCATTACCAGATTTAGAGAGCTGTTCAAAACGTTTTTTTGACTCAGTTAACGTTTTATTAGACTCTTTCAACTCTCCATTTAAAGAAGCATTTCGTTTTTCTAAATCTTTAAAATCGTTTTTAGTTTGAGAAACCATTTTGCTTTGAACAGATAACTTTTTATTAAGACCATCTAGCTCTGTTTCATATCGAGATAAGGTTTTTTCTCCCTTACCAAACGCCGAAAGATTCGCTTTCATTTCGCTATTCACAGAGCCGAGGGTCCGCTTCAACCCTTTCATTCCCTCGTCCACTCTAGTAGCATCTAGGTCTAGATTAATCGACAATCCTTGAAGTTTATTCATTATTTACCCCCTTCCTCAATTGACATCTTGATATTGTGACACAAAGTCAACAAGTGAAACTTTGTTGTTTTCTGATTTTGCTTCTTCTTTTTCGATTATCAGACGACATAACTTCTTATACTCTTGATTATCTGTTTCTCGAATTGTCCAGCCATACTCTTTCATGCAGTAACGCCTAATTGCATCGAGATCGGACAAAAACTCGGTAAGCGTTATTACTTTGCTTCCTCATCTCCACCATCTTCATCCTCGTATTCATCTGGTGAAATCTCCCGAAAGACAGACACCAATGTATCGTTTAATTTCTTCGAAGGAATATTTTTTTTAAGAAAATCTATTGTAATGTTTTCATCATCAAATAATTTCACAATAAATTTTAACTGCATTTCCAAAATTGTCGTTTTCTTTGGATCGTCAGAAGTATTGATGTATTCTCTAATTTTTTCTTGTAGTTTCCAATATTCTTCTAATTCAATTACAGATGTATCTTCTCTCTCATATAGCTCTTTCTTTTTTTCTTTTTTATTAAATATTTCTAGTTTAATCACTATTTTCTCCACCTTTTTTATGATTTTGGTCAACAAAAAAAGAGTAGGATTTCACCTACTCTTAAAATTTTTTATCCTTCCGGTACTACTGGTGTTTCAACAAAACCAGGAAAAGCCATGCTGTAAATTTTATCTCGGAATTCTTCGCCCACAGCCATCGCGAAAACGTCCCCAGCATCATTATAAACAAATTCACCAGTGAGACTAGTTGCTTCAGGTTCCTTTGGTTTGTCCTCAGATGTGTTTAATTTAACGTCATCTTGTCCATATTTTCCTTTTAATAAAGCAAAGAATACCGGCTCCCCTCGCAACGTTTCACTTTCCATCACGCATGACGCATATGGTGGAGCAGTGTTTTTCCCTACAGTTACAATACCATCTGCATTCTTTTGACGACCTAATAACTTCTGTCCTAATTCAAATGGAAGTTCCATGATACCGATTGTTTGCTTAACATCGCCAGAACCTTTTTTGGAAATGTAGTATGGACCGTTCGAAGCGAAAACTTTAATAGCTTCAGCATCAAGACCAGAAATATCAGCTTCAACCGTACCACCTTTTTTATTCTTACCATTTACTTCTACTTTTTCTGTTACCTTTTCGTCTTTTTCATCATAAATTCCAAAAGTTGCTTTTTCAAATCCGATTGTTGTAATCATTTATTTCACTCCTATTATTTTTTATTGATATAGTTTGTAGGGCAATCCGCTATATTTTCGTGCATCTACAAATCGCCCTGTTTCTGGAAAATATTCATCTAAACCACCAGCGAGTTGTCCAAATCCTATTTGTTTCATTTCTTTTCTAACTTCGTCTTGTATTTTTTTTACTATTAATCTGTCGTTAGATTGCACATCAATTTGTACTAAAAAATCTTCCATCGTGTTCGTATTGCTCGAATAGACCGTTGGAGAGGGAACATCTAAAGGTATTATTAACAAGAAGGTTTTTGTAGAATCACCTGTGCCTGGAAAATCATAATATTTAATTCTCTCTTCGCAAGTAGTGTGAATGATATCGTTTTTACTTAATGTTGTATATATGACATTCAAAATATCAATCATAGTTTATCACCTATTTTCTTCTGTACAATTGCCCTATAAGCTCTTTCAGATATTCTTAGTGACCTGGCAACACTACCTGTTCCTGCTGGTGTGATTTTTTTACCATTCCTTGTATAACCATATTCGTTGAGATGAATTATTTTATACCTGTCTTTAGGTCCCTTCCAATCAATTTTTATGCTTCTAACCCCTTTGTCATACACAGGTTTTTCTATATTGATTTCATCAATAGATGCGCCTGTATCTTTAAATTGAACAAATTCACTTTCAAGTGTTTTTGCTACAAGAGTAGCGCCTGCAATTAAAGCAGGGTCTACTAATTGCGGCAAGTTTTCTCGTCCAAATAAACTGACTAACTGTCTTTCTAACTCTTCTACTCCACTAACCTCTACAGTCATGTTTGAACCCCCAGTAGCACATTTACAAAGCTATTACTTTGCAAGTCTGGGCTAACATTAATCACATTAAATCTTTTGCCTAAATAACGATAATCTAATATTTCTACATAATGTTTGTTACTAACTGTATACTCACCTTTAGTGTCTCGAATATTAATTGTGACAGCTTCTTTTGTTCCCGTGCCATGTAAAATTTCTAAATCTTTCATGGATGGTTTATAAACTTCTGCAAAACATTCGAAAAGGGTAATCTTTTCTATTTCACCTGGTTCAGGACCACTTGCCGGCTGATATTCAAAAAAAGCAACAGGGGTCCGTAAATCCCCACTCTGAATTTTCGGCGGTTTAAACTGAAACTTCATCAGATTCACCACTTTCAGCTACATAGAGAGAGAAACCTAAGCTAGTTATTTGTGATTGAAAGTTTTCATTGAAGAATTCTATCGAATCATTATACGCGTATCTAGTACGATCAATGACCAATTCTCTTGCCCGAACATGTTCATCTACATTAAACAGCCCGCATTTTTCTTGTAAATCAGCAATAGAAAAAGATAGCAACTCTTTTAAATTGCTATCTTCGCTATTGTGAGAAATATGCATACGCTCTTTAAATTTTTTAAGAAGGTCATCTGATACTTCCATGTACAGCACCTACTTTTTCTTGTCTTTTTTTGGTTCATCCAATCGCTTTAAAAAAGAAGTTCCCAAATTATCAGAGACTTCATCTGCACGTTTTACAGTCAATTCAATTTCTGTTCCTTTTTCATATACTTCTTTGGTATCTTTGTCTTTAAATTTCTTTAATACTTCAAATTTAGCCATTTACAATCACCCTTCCGGAGTTTGTTCTGCTGGCTTGATATTTAATGTCCATACAGCAGAAGCTTTATCGTCTTTCGCTTTACCGTACGCAAATTGTTTTGCAGCATACAAGTTAAGATCTTCAAATGCAAGCGTTTGGTCAAAAGTAGAAATATCCAATGGTCCACCAACAAGTGCATCATAACGTTCTGCTACGTAAGAAATAGCTTTCTTTTCTGGAACGAATAATGATTCAATGATATTTAAATTGTATGGGAGCGCAGTCACATAAACACCGTTCGCATTTAAGCTTGTGTATTGTTTCTTAACATCCCATGCATCCGTTGGATTGACTAGTAAAGTAACTTTACCTGCAACGTTTAATGGATGTTTGTTTTCTTTTACAGAGTGATATTTATATACATCTGTTAACTCATTAACCGTCACTTTAGGACTAGCGAATGTCAGTGTTCCAGAAGCAACTTTTTCTGGATATACACCATCAGTTACTGATGTCCCTTTAGCTACTTTTCGATTTAAACCAATCGGTTGAGATTTACCAGTACCAATGATAAACGCACTTTCTAACGCAACTGCAAAAGCTTCTTCAATTTGCGTAACAACAAAGCGTTTTACCCATACAGGACCAAATTTTTCAAGGTCTTTAGGTACAACAACAAATGCCGTTAGCTTGTTTTGAATAGACTCTTCTTCACTGAATGTCGCATCTAGCTGTCCTTTAATTTCACCAAAAATATTACCCCATACAGCAAGACCACTAGTTTCGGATTTTAAGAACTTAGTACGTAAACCAGTAGTGCGCATCCCGATGGATGCAAGGAAAGGATGTTCAGTTGTTAAATCTTCAAAGATTTCATCAACAACTGTTTGTGGTAGCAATGTTTCTTCTTTATATCCAACCTCTTTATTAATATCATTGAAGAATTTAATTTCTTCATTCGTGATATTTTTGTCTGTTCGGCTAGCTGAAATATATGCGTCCGCTTCTTGACGTGCTTCTTTCTTAGCTTGTTCCATAATATCAGCTGCCATCGCGTCTACCATTTCCACATATGCTTTATTTTGAATTTCTTGCGTGTCTTCGTTTTTAACAGCATTAACAAAAGCTGTCCGTTTTTCCTCGTAATTCGCGAGGTTGTTTTTTAATTTGATAGTCATAATTTATTTCCTCCTATTTTTGGGTATTAAAAAAGAAACCGTTTGAAAGGATGTATATTTTCCTTTTTCGGTTTCTCTTCTTTATCATTTGATTGTTCTAACTGATTTATTACTTTTCCTACAATTGCATCGATATCTAACTGCGGCGGTTTTATGTTATTTATGATTTTTTCAATTGCATCCTGTGGGATTACCGGCGAGAGACTAGCAACTAACTGCGGTGCTTTTTCATTAGAAAACATTACTTCATCAGCAAAGCCAGCTTCTACTGCTTGTTGTGCGTTAAACCAAGTAGTTTCGCCCATAAGGTTTAATAGTTCGTCCATGTTCTTTCCAGTCTTGTCCATGTAAGCATTTGCCACAGATACATTGAAACCTTTTGAAACTTTTGCTTCATGTTCAAGATCTCGATAATCACCAAATACTCCGGAAGCGACATTATGCACCATAATTTGGGCTGTGGGACTAATTTCCACTTTATCTCCTGCCATCGCAATGACCGAAGCCGCACTAGCAGCTATACCTACAACTTTCACATTTACAGTTCCGTTATATCCTTTCAATGTAGTATAAATTTCACTACCAGCATATACATCACCACCGCCAGAATTGATAATTACATCAATCGGTTCATTGTTTTCTGGTAAAACGATGTCTCTTGGGCTAGTACTTTCCATATCAAGCATGTCATAAATCCATTTTTGATTATTTGAAATAATCGTTCCTTTAATCTCCAACTTCATTCATTCTCACCTCCTTCATCAGCTGACTGATAGTTTTTAGTAATTAAATATTTATCTAATTCCGGATTATCTACTCGTTCAGCGCCCAATAATTCTCGAACTTCATTACGATTAAATGAACCAGAGGCAACCAACTTATCTACAGCTTCTGCATTTTCTATAATGTCTTTTTTGTGTATGATTTTGATATGTTCACCTGCTAAAAACTCGTTGGAAGTAAATAATTTAGCGTTTAATTCATCTTCTAGCTTTTTAGTGAGAGGATCAATACAATATTCCATATAAGCTTTCATATTGTTACTCAAATCTGCCATGTCACCATGCAACAAAGCAGAAGGAATGCCGAGAACACTTGCCAAATAATCAATCATTTCCTTTCGGAGCTTTTTAACTTCATCAAAGTTTTGACTACTGTTTACACTCGTTGCTCCAAATTCTTCATAATTGAAACCTTCCAATTGAGGAACAATAGCAATTTCATTGTTGTTAAACGACGCATAAATTTTGTCAATGTACTCTTGCAGTTTTGTTTGTTTATCTTTATCTGCCAAACCAGCCATTTTGAAATTTACAGCTCCACGAATTTGAAAATTACGCATTTGTGCGCGAATCATTTTTCCAAACAACTCTCCATAATCCTCGAACATCCCATCCGTGAATGCCGACAATCGTTCATTTCCATATTCTAAGAAAATAACATCATCCATGCTAAACTTTCGCTCGTAACAATAATTTTTCACTGTGACACCTTCGAAAACATCTGGAAAAAATGCAAATTCTTTTCTTACATAACTGTCAGCAATTAAAAAATCATCCGTATCTGAAAGGACAATTAAGCACTCATTATCATAGATTAGCTTATAAATAACATTCTCCCAAAAAGTACTTGAACTCATATCTGTGTTTGGGCGAACGTTTAACTTATAGTACAATTTATCCCGCACACTAATTTCCCCGTTTTTTAACCTAAAATCAGATTTTGCAATGGTTCTGGCTATATGTTTTACACATGTATTTAAAGCCATTTTCTTTAAGTAGACTTTGGTAGTTTTGTCCTCTAAAAAGTCCAAATCCCACATCCACTCAATTTCTTTGTTTCTTTTAAATAGTTCTGTAAAGAGTCCCAATTTATCACCTCCTTGTGATATAATCACCTTAAAATAGGGAGGTGATTATATTGCGTTTAAATCAAGACTGCGTTCGTCAAGTTATGCTAGATATAGAAGAAAGAATGCCTTATGGTGGATATTTAGCCTATGATCAATTATTAGACTTTAATGCACACAAGCAATTTGGTTCAGATGACGTAAACTACTGTATAGAAAAGTTAAGCGAAGCTGGTTTCTTAACAACTAGAACTTTCCTACAGTCGGGTTCTAAATACGATGTTTCAATAGAAGCTATTACCTGGCAAGGTCATTTATTTTTAGATAATATCAGAGACAACGAATCATGGAAAAAAGTAAAACAAATAGCTGACAAAGTTGCTTCCGCTTCGCTGTTAGTTACTGCGGAACTAGCAGGAAAGTATGCACTTTCCACCATATCCAAACATTTAGGTCTATAGTTATTCAGCTTAAAATGCAATCGCGTTAAGCATGTTCAATACCTCTTCTACATCCATATCTTCTATTTCATCCGCACGCCAAAGAGCATGAACAAATGCTTGAAATCCATCAGTTTTACGTCTGTGTTCATCTTTTTTGAGGTACTCTTTATTCCCATCCGGTTTGATTTTCACTGCAACATTATTTGTATACCATCGCATTAACGGATTATCTCCAAATACAATACGATGATTAGCAAACAGTGTTTCAATTCGCGGAGCGAGCAAACTATGAGCTGCACGTGGATTTCTAATAATCTCCAGTTCGAATCCTTCTGCTTCAAACAGCGGGCGCATCAGGTCCATTCGGAAATTATCTCCAATTACTTTTTGAATACCATATGTTTCTCGCATTTCAACAAACCAATTGACCACATGACGAGGGTCGATTGTAGGTTCATCTACAATGGTCAGTAATCCCTGCTTTTCCCATTCTTTGATGGGCGGTTTAAGGTTTGCAACATCCAAATATCCTTTTCTAGCAAAAGAATGGGTTTTCCAAATGTAATCGTCACCTACACGAAACAGCAATCCAACAGCCGCAAAGTCCTTAACGCTTGCATAGTCGAACGCACCAATACAAGCTCGGTTTTGCAGTTCTGGCATTTCCCGGTTAGTTGCGAGAATGTCTTTCCACGGTGCCACTACCTTTTCCAAATCCACTTCTGGAAGGTTCATACGTTTAGTCATGAACGCTTCTCTGCCGCTTGGATTATTCGTTAATGCTTCATATTGTTTTCTTACTTTATTTAGTAAACGTTTAGAACGAGAACTTAAAGGTTTTTCAAAGGCAGGGTTTGCTTTTTCCCACATAGCTTCATTCTTGACTTCTGCTGGATCGTCTAGCTTACAAATAAAAGGAAACATACGATCGTTAAGATTTTCGCCGCTTAAAATTGCTTTACTGCGTTCTTCCAATTTGTCATAAAATCCCGCTCTCACAAATCCATTGGTGCCAATAAAAAATTCTCTGGGATTTAGAACTTTACCAAGCCCTCCAGAGAATACATCAATTATTTGCCTGTCCTCATACTCATGCGTTTCATCATAAATAACACAGCCTTCACGACCGCCATCCTTAGTTTTTGCATTCGATGTTTGAAACTTAAACACACTATTTGTTGCTTTACCTATAATTTGGGCTTTCCACGCGTCAAAACTTCCTTCCAATTTAGGATTGCCGTCTATTGTATTAAACACTTCTTTAAAACTAACTTTCGCTTGATCTTCGGAATTCGCTACTACCGAAACATCGTAATTGTTAATCCCATGTAGCGGACTTATAAAATAATTTGATAATGTACTTATAAACCCGTTCTTACCGCCACCGCGACCAAGTGTTATAAAGAACTCTTCATAAAGAAGCTCATTGTCTTCTTTAAAATATAAAAAGATAAACGGAGCAATAAACTTCTCCCAATTGTCTAAAGGGAAATACCATTTTTCGCTAAAAGCAATATAATTTTCTATCTGTGTCTCATCAAAATATATATCATCTCTACTAAGAACATGTTCTTGCAAGTGATTTATCAAGTCTACACGTTCTTTATTGAGTAGTATTTTCCCACTTTCATACGACTGTATATAGTTATCGACATGTTTGTTTGATATCATATCAAGTCACTACCATCTTGTTTATCATTTTCACCTTTAAATATAAAAGAACGCTCAATAGATAATAATGAAGTGTTGATTCGATTTTTTTCTTGTATCGCTGGATTAGTTTTCGTGAATTTTTGCGAGCCGTTTTCAGTGACAACAACAGCACCATCCATTTCAATGCTTTTATCTAACTCATAATATATGCGTATTAAATTAATATAGCGATTGACTTTTTCAAGCTCTTTCTGACTAGTAGTATCAACCTTTGATAACAATTCTTTTTCTAACTTCTTTATGTTATATTCCACTTCAAGCCCTCCCTCCTTCATGAGACTTTTTAACATTTCTGCGGAGAAGACCCCCACACCGTTCCCCAGAGCCAAATTAAAGCGCAAACCTTTGACCCGGGGGTCTCACCATCGTTCATCGTTCACCCATTTATTAATTTTCCTTCTAAATTGAAAGCGATTATGTTTTTTGTTATGACACTTTACACACAGAGTAGTGAGATTATCTATATCAAGCGCTAGTTCAGGATGATGTTCTAAATCCTTGATATGGTCCACATCGAGTCTTTTATGCTTGTCTGGGTCATGATAATCAGTAAACACCTTGCCTTGCCTCTTACACTCTTGACATTCATAGTTATCACGCTTTAATACTTCTTTACGTATGCTTACCCATGCCTTTGACTTATAGAATGTATGACGTTCTGCTTGTGTTAGCATTAGTATCTAGTCTCTTCACTATTCATTTCTGCAATCTTAGCCAGATTACTTTCAGTAGATAATGAATCTCCAACATTTATACATAGTCTTGAACCTTCATTATCTACATCAATATATACAATGTCTAAGTTTAATCTTTCGGTTGGTTTAGTTTCAAGGTATGAATCTGTTACCCATAACAACCTAAGTGATTCTAAGCCTTGATGTGGCAATTGTCCGTAGTCATCACCTTCATACTCTATAACAGGAACATCACCTTTGTTTGGTATACGAATGCTTAAATAGTCTTGTCTATTATTTGTAGAGCCGCTTGCCAATGATTTCATCACTATCACCTCTATCATTTAAAAAGCCCAGCACGCAACGTACTGGACTTCATTGTTCTATGTATCCGTAGTTATAAAACCAGTAGACTTCTACGGTGACGAACGTCTTCGTCTTGTCTTTACCTCATTATCTTGCTAGTACCCGTAGGCTGAGGTTCTATAGACTGGATCTATATACTCGGCAAGGATTTGCACCTTGCAGGAAGTCAACAGTTTACTAGCATAGTTTCTATTTACACACACGCCAGATGCTAGAGTCTATAACGAGTGTGCATGACTTCTTGTAGAACATTACTGATGCGGTTACCTATTTCGCCACGAGTATTGAGATTGAACAAGAAGGTGTCTCTTGTTGGGACTAGTGAGATTGGAATGGGATGCGTCTCCCATCAAGACCAACGACCAGATACAAAGCCTCTGTCCGGCAATATAGCAACCTCCTGCTATATCATCATGTGATTATAGATCTTCAGTTCCGTCTAGCACTTCTTGTTCCATTACTTCAATTTCATTATCTGAAGCAACGCCTTTAATCGCTGATATGTGAGACATCTTATTTGTTCTTGAGTAATAAGACGGAATGAACCCATTATGTTTGTTTCTTAGTTCTTGACGTTCTTTATATAATGCTTTAATAGAAGGAACAAGACGTCTAATATTTTGTTCAATAAATCTAGTTGGTATTCTAATAATTTCCCAACCGTGTTCAGATTTATTCAAAGTATTAAGGATAAACACATCTCGTTCTGAATCTTTACCAATCCTAAAACGATGGTGCCCTCCATCAATCTCTAATACAACCTTCATGTCTGGCAAAATAAAATCTACTCTTTTGCGCCCTATTCTTTGTTGTGTTTTTACTTTAATCTGACTTCTTAACAATTCGATACAAGCCATTACTTCATGGGCAGAATCAAACTTGCTACTGTCATTTCTATAAAATTGGGCTACTGTGTTATATGGGTCAAGGTATTCATCCATTTTCATACTACAGCATTCTTGCATTTCTATAAGATGTATTGCTCTTTCAAGTGTTGCTTCGATTTTGTGCGCAATATATTCTTTTTTCTTTTCTTCTATTTTTTTTCGATACTTATGTTGGCATTCAACGCATAAGTTTCTACCGCCAGACAAATCTCTGAAATGTACGGAAGCTTCCTGCGAAATATATTGCTCGCATTCCCAACACCTAACTAAATTCATATAGTCCCCTCGACTTTCATTTTTAATAGGCCCTGCCTATAATACTATAATAAACTTATTTTATTGTTCAAAACGGGCGTTAAACGGGCAATATATTTTAATATCCTAATCTTTCAGCTATTGAAAGGATGATTGTTTTGTTTCTTCTTCTAGCTGTACTCTCGTCCATATTCAACTTACTAGCAATCCATACCCAAGTTGGTTTGCTTCTGTCCCAGTATCTAAACTGAATCAATTGTTTATCCTCGTCATTCAATCTATTAAGCACAGACTCAATTGCATTTATAATATTCTTTAATCTACTTATCTCTTTATCCATTTGCAGTAACATCACACGATCTTCCACTTCATTACTAATATTCCCTGCACTGCCACCACCTTGGTTCTCGTCAATGTATTCTCTATGCCAAGCGCCCAGTGTTACATTAACTTCCTTTTCCATCAATTCTTTTTTAGTAGAATGATAAAATCTTAATTCATCTTCAATAAGTTTATATTGTGCTTTACGTAATCGTTTTGACATTTAATCACTCTCCTAATAAAATTCTATCTCACACGTTTTGCCTAGTCTTTGTTCAATTAGTTTTTTCAGTTCTTCCTTGTTGACATGCGCTGTGTAATACTCTTCATTTTGATTTCCAAATATCGTTGTGAAGTTAGTAAACTTTTTTAGAAATTCCTTAGCATCTTTTTCGTATTTATCATTTTCAAACATTTTTAACCTTTCATATTTATCTAAACTGATATTTACATATTCCTCCATTGTCAACCAGCCCCAATTTTTTTATATTTTAGCAATACTTGTAAAGGCGAAGAGTCACTTGTCATTTACGACTCCCATTCATATCCTCAACCATGACAAGAGAAATGATTAATAGTAAACTAAATTCTGCTTCTGCAAGACTAAGAAAGCCGAAAGCGCGCAATAATACGATAATGAAAATCATAGAAAAATAAAATGAACTTAATGTTTTAAACATTCAATCACTCTCCATCCATTCAATCAAATTATTTAAATAAAATTGCGCTTTTTTTAAATCCTCAATGCCATTCTTGTGCTCGTATCTTGAGACATATTTAAGTATGTTTCCTACAGCATATGACGGATAATCAGATACTTTTGCCTTGATGTAGTCTAGTGTTTCAATACCACCTGCTGTGTAATGTGCAGGATTATTTACTTTGTCGTTATTTTCATTTTTCATAGATACTCCATTGGATGAAAATGCTTTCATGGCTTTTGTAACGCCACCGAACCACTTTGCAACTTCGTCTTGTTTCGCTTTGTATTTTTCAATTGGTGTGTTGGGGTGTAAATATTTAGCATAAGAAAGACTCCCCCAACTTACTCCTTCTTCCTCTATATGCACAACAGTATCTTGCTTATACCGTTCCCAAAGTTCCGAGTCATATGACGGAATAACCTCTCCGAAAAACCAGCTATACCCTTCATTTTTCAATTCTTCCAATAAAGCATCAAAATCTTCTTGTGTTTCTGTGTGATATATTTTCATTCGTTTTTCCTCCTTGTTTAATGGAATTGTCGCATCAAGACTCATAGCTTCAATGTACATCCTTGATTAAATTTCCATTTGTTTATAAATTTTCGAAAATAGGTAAACATTGTTATCCCTCCACTATTTTCAAAGCTTCCTCTGCACTCCTAGCAACTCCACAAATAGCTGGCGTTATTTCCATTGCTTGTTGAAAGTTTCTCTGCTCTTGCCTTAACTTCCCGATTTCATTTTTCACTTCAATAAAGAACATTTTTCCATCCGTCCCGCGAAAACCGAATAAATCTGGAAAACCCTTTGGCAAACCTGTGTCAAAAATACGTCCATTCGGCATTCTAATTTTTCCCACATTGGCTCTGAAAACATAATGTCCTTTTTTTGCTAAGGCTAAGCGTATAGAATTCTGTATATCCATTTCTGCTGTCATTAGATCACTCCTTTGTCAAAAATACGAACGTATGTTATGTGTTGGTTAAAAAGTGCTAAATTATTAGCTAAAACAGGGCAAGCCAGGGCAGGTTAAGGGCAAGTTGGTTCAAACCTGCCCTGCTTGAAACCCGTTGCTATTACTTACTTTATTAATACTTTTTTTATTAACAGGGCAAGTTAGTAGTAAAATAGGAAAAGTATTACTAGGAAAGTTTTATAGAGAAGTTTCTGGAAAAACAGTCAAACCTGCCCTGTTTAAACTAAAAAACGCTGAAACCCTTTCTCCTGCAACCGATAGAAGCGAGGGCAAGTTTTAACTAAACCTGCCCTGTTTAGAAATTCAAATTAAGTTTGAAATACTCATTATTAAGTGTTATTCCAACATAATTTCTTTTAGAATTACTTTTCTTCTTCTCAAACTTCAAACCCATTTCCTTCCCAAACTTCGTGCTGCTCATTAGATACTGTCCATTATCTTTTGCCCACTCTCTATATGTTTCGTAGAGAGTCTTAGCATTGATCTGTTTGTTCTCGCCTGTTTCGCAACAGTCTTCAATAAATGCAGTAATAACATCCATTTCTGATTTATATTCAGAGCTAGCATTTTCGACAGCTTTCGGCATTCCTAAACCTTCTCGTTGCCATTTAAGAAAGCCCTCGACCGCCCAATTCAATATTCCAGTGAGTTCGCTTCGAAGTTTATACTTTAACTGCTTGTCTACCTTTTCATCGGGTATCTTCACGGTAAACGGTACTAAGTGTAATCTTCGCCATATTCCATCGTCTCTCCCTCTGATGATCGGTTTGTGGTTGGTTGCCATCCAGATTTTGAATTCGGGTGTAAACTCGAATTCGTCCTTATACAAGTGTCGTGCAGTGACCTTGTCGCCACCTGTGAGCTGTTTAACTAGTCCTTCATCTAAACGTACACCCTCATTTGGTTCGGTGGTTGTAACGAACCTGGCGCCATGTAAACGGGCAATATCACTGTTTGCATTACTAGACTGCTGTTTTACCATGATTGTCTGTGGCTGGATGTTGGTCGCATAGGAACCAAAAATATCGTTGATAATATCAAGAAAAACCGATTTCCCATTTCGCCCATTGCCGAAAAGGATAAACATGACTTGTTCTGATGTAGAACCTGACAATGAATAACCGACAGCTTTTTGAATATAATTGATTAACTCTTTATCACCAGCAAAAATATCCTTTAAAAACGCTTGCCAAAGTGGCGCATCAATTTTATCTGTATATTCGATGTTGCTAATTTTTGTAAACATTTTTTGCCTGTCATGATTGATAAGTTCTCCATTTTGCAAATTGATATATCCGTTTTGTGTGTTCAAAAAATATTTGTAGCGATCGAATTCATCAGGCAAAACTGGCATTAAATGTTGTGCTTCTTTTAACATATTCGTTTTACCTTTGTTGCTTCTTGTTGCTTTTAAATGTTTCATAAATGCTTTTTCTGCATCTGATTCATTTTCCATGTAAGCAAACTCACTCTTCATATCTTTGATCACATCATCAACAAGTGTTTTTACAGCGCCTATGTTGTCATATTTCCAAACTTTCGAATCGTAGAAATAGAATCCTTTGTTAATGTATGAAAAACGAACAATGTCATGAAATTTATCACGGAAACGTTCTGCATTTCCAGTATCATCTAAACCATATACTTTTCGAGCAGTTCGATTCTGATTTTTCACAGTGATCGAGTAACCTTCTAAATCACTTCCTGGTTGATAAACCTCTGACGTATTGGCAATTGCTTTATTAAGAACCATTTCACCATATAACTGCGCTCCTCGTTTTTGATCCCATTTTGTTCGATACAAACCACTTGAACGGAAAATTTCGTCCATTTTTTCTGCATTACATCCTGTCCAAAATGCCAGCATATTTGCAAAAGCTAAGTCTGCTTCGGATTGTGAGGGATATAGTCCATCCCATAACCCATCGTAAAGCGTTTTAAATTGTGCGCCTTGTTTGCTTCGTTCAGCACGTTGAATAATATCACTTACAGGCAAATCAACTGTAGATTGTAAATTATTTATTTGTCTTACTTCATTAGTCCCAATGTATTTCGTATGCAAATATTGTATTGCCGTTGTCGCTTCATTGACTTGTCTGTAGTTATCAATTACTTGACCTGTCATAACGAAAAATCGACCGTCCGGGTACATTTCAATGTTTCCTTTACGCCGACCACCTTCCGGAAAACTTCCTTTTGCAATAATATGAATTCCTGTCCCGCTCACACTGTATTCTGTGTAACTAGACAACGTTTGAATAAATTCACCAGCAATATTTTCTGTATTACCATAAAGGTAATCTTCAATTTCATCCTTTATATCATCAATATCCACACCGAAATATGGTTTCTTAAAGTAAAAACCTAACCCATCAAATTGATATTTTTCGAGGGAATCAAGGGCAGTTTCAAAATCTGCCCATGTCCGTTCGTCTACACTATTACCGTATGAACCGTTGTTTGCGTTCATCGGTATTTTTTTGTTTTTGCCACGCTCTTCATCCCAAACAAGTTGAAAAGCGCACCATTGTTTTAATTTTTTTAATTCGTCCGGAATTTGTTCATACACGTTTGTGCGCTCCTCTCATTGTTTAGAACGGTAGATCGTTTTCACTTATTACTACTGGTGTTGGTTCGTTTTCTTTCTTTTTAAACACATGTTGTAATGGTCCGGTAATTTTACTTTTAGCCCATGCTTTCACATTTAAATTTTTATAAATTTGACCATTATACTCAGACTCTTCATTTTTCACAGTAACTTGGCATGTCTTAGTTAACAGGTCTTTTAATAATTCATCCAATGTATTATAATCTTTGCCGTTAGGTAATTGGATTGCTTTAGCGATTGTATTTAATGCCGTTTGACTATATTCATTTGTTGCTTTTGCTTTCCATACTCGGTGAAAAATATGCGCATTCTGGAATTTTTGATTTACATCATTACGAATAATTAAATCAATATTAATGAACTCCGCTCCGTTTTTTGTCGCATCTTCATTTGCGTTGTATAAAACCACCTCATACGTACCATTTTCTACTCCATTTGTGAAAACATCATTATGATCTACTTTAAACATTTTTAAATTCCTTCTTTCGTTTTTTTATTTGATAAATCCTCTTGCTTTTCCTTGATGGAACGCCCATCCTTTTTTATAATTGTGTTCTTTTGCGTATTCATATAATTCTTTCATGTTCTTACATTCATTTGGACTACTATAATTTACTTTAAAAACTGCTTCTGTTATTTCTTGTAGCTCTGCTGCCTCGTCAACTTGTATTGGTTTTACTTCTACTTTGAATTCATGCCCGCAATGCTCACATTGCTTATTGCTGGATAACACAGTCATAAAACAATCGGGACATATTTTCACTGGTGCTTCTGCTTTCTTGCTATTACTTCCTTTTTTCGGTTCTAACGTCCATGTGCGTTCCATATCTGGTAGTCCGAACCGACTTACATTGCCTACATGATCAATGATGATGGACGTTTTTTCTGGACGGTAACGCATGCCACGCATAGATTGCTGAATGTAGAGAGACAAAGACTGTGTCGGGCGTAACATAATCACAGTAGAACAGTCTGGCACATCGAATCCTTCGCCAATCAAATCTAAGTTACATAGCACTTTAATCTCGCCATTTCGAAACTGTTGGATAATGTGATCGCGTTCCGCCTTTGGTGTTTTGCCATCAATATGTGCTGCAGTGATACCCACTTGTTCAAAACTAGCTGCCATTTTTTGGCTTTGATAGAGAGAAGAAGCGTAAAGAATAGCTTGCTGTCCGTCGGCTAATTTTTGATAATGCTTGATGACATCGCCCCAAATCATTCTTTTATTGAATTGATCATCAAGTCCTGTCATGTCAAATTCACCAGTTCGTTTGATATCTAATGTTTCTGTTTGAACGATTTCGGGGGCAAAATATTTGTAAGGTGCTAAGAATTGATTTTCAATTAACCATTTCACATTAACCTTTTCGATTAACATATCGTTGATATCGCCTAATCCCCCGCCATTAATTCGGACAGGTGTTGCCGTAAATCCGATAACTCGTGCCTCATGAAAGTATTCAATGATTTTTTTGTAGCTGTTCGCTAAGATGTGATGGCTTTCATCAATGACTATTAATTCTGGTTGAGGTGTGTGATCTAACCGTCTAACAATGGTCTGAACCATTCCTAAAGTGACGTGTTTCATATCAACCCCACTCACTTCGAGTGTATTTTGAATCTGATCAATCAATTCTTTCCTGTGTACCAGGAATAAAACATGATTTTTATTTTCTGTGGTTCGCCTAATAATCTCTGCTAAAATAACCGATTTGCCTGAACCTAACCACAGGGCGAAACAACTAACGGACGTTTACACCCTCTAATAAAAGCCTCCCTTACTTCGTTGATTGTATCGATTTGATAATCTCTAAGCTTCAGCATCAACATCACCGATTTTGAATAGGTCTTCTTGCAAAGCAAACTCTCTGTTATCTAACTGATTTTTTGCAAAATTACCATTATTTTCTGTGAGTAAGAAGCCTCTCTGACCTGTCTCAGGATTTCTTATTAATCTTGCAACTACAGGAACAATACCCATAATATGATTAACTACCTTTTCTCTAATATCTGGTAAAAATTGGTTATAAAGCTGTCCGCTTTCCATCTGTATTTGTCGTGTGTTTTCCCAAGCGGTATATACTATATTTGTGTTTGGTAAATTATTAAACACGGATATCAAATCTATTAAATGTGTGTCAAATATTCCATAGTGTTGCAGTTCTGGTTGACCTGACTTTGTATTTCTCCCATTAAACATTAGCCATAATTTTTGATAATGGCTTAAATTATCAATTACTACATTGTCATATTCCTCTGCATGTGCCTTCGCATATCCATAAAAATCAGCCATATCTTGTACGGGATTTCGAGGGTCTAATGTCGCAATCGTGATATTAGGTAATCCGCTTAATACTTTTGATGTACCATCACAATCCAACATTAAAGTTTTCCCTTTTAAATACTTAACTGTCGTTGTCTTTCCAGCGCCCGGTTTTGCATAAATCATAATATTGAAATACTCCGACCTTTTCATTTTTTCTGATTGAATAAATTCCAATGAAATTCCTCCTTACTTATTATTTTATTTGTAGTCTTTCCGTTTGAACCAAAACGGCTCCTGGTACATCAATGCCTTTTTTCAAATCATCTTTTAACTTAGCCTTATCCAGCTTCTTAGGTTGTTCAACTAAATAATTAATTAACTTCCTCTCATCTTCTACAAGTACACTGTGAGGGTTTTTCCGAATATCTAATGTAAATAGATTCGTTTTTATTTTTTGCTTATTAGCAACTAGCATAGCATCATGTAGTGATTGTTTCAGTCGCTTCACATTATTGTTAATCGTGTTTTTTCGTTCTGATAAACGTTTAATTTCTACATCTAAAACAAGTGATTGTCCTTCTAGCTCTTTGATAATAAACGAAACATTTTCTGCTTTTGTTTCTAATTCATCGTCTATGCTTTCAAGGGTATCTTTTAATGTCTCTGGATCTAATTGCTCAGCTAAATTTAATAACTGTTGATACTTTTCTTGAATGGAATAAAGTGTTGTCATATTAATCATCTCCTTTCAAAAATGCTGTTGCTGTTATTTTGCCTTTTGATGCAGAATACCACTTCACATTGTTTCTTTCGTCAAATTGTGGCTTATTTACATTAGATACAAACATCTTAGCTTTATCTGTATCTGCATTATATATACTAAAACTTACTGAGTCTGATTGTTCATGTAGCTCATTTACTAATTGACTATTCCTATTTTCTTTCATTTTCTTGACTTGAGTTGCTGGTATGTTAAAAGATGAAAAACCGTCAGTATCTTGCACAGTTAGCAACCCATCATTGTTAATGAGAACATAAAACTGTTCTCCATCAACACATAAATCAGTCACTCCTGTTCTATCCTGCACTTCTACTTTATCGCCTGCTTGAATACTCATTTTATCGCCTCCAATTCATTTTTATAGTCCCACATGTCTTGTGATAATTTATCCAGTCCAACCGCGAAACGTTCGAGATCTTTAGGCGTTTTGATGATTGATTTACTTAGCTCTTTGCTTTTTCTGTGAAGTAAACTGTTAGCTTCGTTGATGATGATTTGTTTTGTCAATTTAGAACCTCCTTTACAGTTAACTTTGCATTTTTATATCTTTTGCAGGTGCTTACTAAAGTGCAAATAGCTTCTGCTTGAGCAAGTGATACAGTCGTGTACATTTCATCATTTTCTTTTGTCCACGAGAGTCTTAGTTGTCGTGTTTGCGTATTGTTATCTATTGCGAATAAATACTGTACTATCCCTAAATCATTTACATATTCAACAAACCATTTTTCTATTATTTCTTCTACTCTAAATTTATACATGTCATTCTGTTCTTCTAAAAATCGGATTAATCGTTCTGCAAATATTTTTTTCTCTAATACCGTTTCCTCCGACGGTCTCACTATTGCCCAAGATAACCTTGTTGATGTTATCCCTGTTAGTAGAATAGGACACCCACTCTCTACATCAATAATTCTATATTTCTTCACCTACTTTATTTCCTCCTCCGCTAATTCCATATAACCATCCCAAACGCTTCGTATTTCAGCTTCTGTTAAATGGTACTCAGGTTGGTCTGGGTATCCCGACCTACAAGAAATAGTAACCTGCCCATCTACTACCTTCAAGAAGTAATCAAAGTACTCCACCGCTTGAGGAATCTTCACAACATAAAGCGGTTCCACTTCCTTTTCAATATAGTATCCGCACTGCATCATAATTAACGTTTCGATGGGATTAAGGTCATAGGAGTTCATAAAATCATAAAATGCATCATACTCTTTATCCTCCCGCATATCGCAATAAATGTAACTCCAAATACTAGATTCTAAATCCCTCTTATTCTCTTCAAACCACTTCGCTACACATTCCGGCACAGTCGGGGGACTAATCACCGTTAATTCGTTATGCACTCGCATTCCTTTCACGTACTCTTTTGTTATTTTTTTCATACCTTCCATTAACCCAATCTCCTTCCGCACATCGGACAGTGGTTTATATTAAAATCACCATACTTAAACCCGTGTTCCCAATCCACCGCAACCTCTAATGGGTTATAGCTAGTCAATCGCATTTCGTCGTTTTCGTCGCTTATACTCTTGCGTCGCTTATTTACATCTTCATTACAAAATTCGCACATTATTCCGACACCTCTCCCGTTATCCAGTAAGGATTTTTTTCATAAAACTTCTTCACTTCTCTGTTAAGCGAGCGTGTCATGCTTTCCAATAATGTTGCTTTAGTCCCCATATTTACATGTTTCCTTTTCGCTTTAACAATGTAATTCAATTCGCCTTTTTCTGTAACTGTAATAAGTCCAATACCGCCATTTTTCAAACGAGTGTCAAATAATTTGAAGTTTAAACTATTAAAAGATTTTGCTGTATGATCTCTCAAAACCTCAAGCAAATGCGTTGGAATAACATAGTAGTTAAAATCCCCATGAAACGATAAATTTGCTTTGCTTTTAAAGTCTGAAAGACTTACTTTGATTTCATAGCAGAGAAACTCACCAGTCGTTTTGTATGCTATAAAGTCCACTATTTCTTTGCCGAACCAACCAATTGTTACTTCAAATGCACCGAAAGTGCCTTGTTTTGCATGAGCTTTCCAAAGCGCTTCTTCTAACCTTCTCGTGTCACTTGTTTTGCTCATTCCGCCACCTCCAACAAATCCGGATTTTCGTGTATGTTGCCGCAAATCTCAATCTCTCTCATGCTTCACCCTCCACTTCACCAGCCGCTTATATAAACGTTACGTTCATTTTCGATACAGCCTACTTCTTCTATTTCCGAGTGATTCCATCCGATGGTTAGCAAAATCTCTGCATTAGCTGGAAGCTCTTTTAGTTTCTCTATTAACTCGGCTACTGTCATCATGCTTCACCCTCCACTTCCTCAACAGGTTCCTTAAGTAACCAGTATGCTTCACCTTTATTCATTGCTTTAATCTCTGATTCTGTGAATTGTGTTTTATACTCACTTGCTTCATCATTACTACCTACAAGTTTCTGATTATCATAATGAACATTTAGATAACCAGTTGCGTGGTCAATAAGTTGTACATAATAAAGCGGTTCTTTCTCGACTTCGTAGCCGTCCATCCACGCGCGGGCGAGTAGTTCTTGATTATCAGCTGATGAAATTAACCATCCGTACATTTCATCAGGCATACCTGCATTGCCATAATCTAACAAACAAGCTAAATCGTATTCTCTTTGTTCACAGTGATTTATCCAGTCATCGGCAAATCGCGGAACTACTACCAGTTCTGGTTCCTTTTCTTTTGCAATAAAACAATCTTTAGTAGCTATTATCTTGTCCTTAGAAACTTTCACTAAAGAGTTGCCTGTTCCAAACTCTTTACCGTTGTACCAACCACTTAACAATTCATTGCCTACAATTACGTGTACGTTTTCGCCTTCCTTAAATCTCATGCTCTCACTCCTTCATAAATACCAACCAATGCGTTTTTGCTCTCTTATTGCCAAAAAGTGGCTCGTGATCAATTACTTTTAATATTTCGCTTAGCTTTATTTGTTCCTCATTCCATTTGAAAATTAATGTGGCGTTTGGCTTTAAAACTCGCATACATTCGCTAAATCCTTTTGCAATGTCTTCTTGCCAAGTTTTCTGGTCTAATTTCCCGTACTTCTTGGCCAACCAAGATTTATCGCCAACTTTGAGCAAATGCGGTGGATCAAAAACTACTAAGTGAAATGTATTAGTATCGAATGGCATACTCCTAAAATCTGCTACTACATCAGGCTTTACGACTAATTTCCTGCCATCGCACAATTCAGTTTCAAGCTCTCTATTGTCCATAAACGTAACGTTTTTATTTGTGCGGTTAAACCAGAACATTCTGCTGCCGCAACAAGCATCTAGTATTTTCATAATTCCTCCTAAACCCACTGAATTCTCTTATTTTCCAACGCTGGAACGTTATAACAAACCCAACAACAACCGCGGTTAAACGATGTTGAATGTCCTAAAAACTTAATTCTTTTCTTAAATATCAATATCGCTAGTTTGTCGCTATATTGTTCGAATATATTTGCTCGTTTCTCAGTTTCGAGAGTCGAGAGCGGCAATAGTAAAGCGAACGACTTTATTTTCTGTTCGTCTATCAGTTGAAAACTACGCTCTATAATCCGATTCTGTTCTGAAAAAGGCGGGTTACTAATCATTAAGTCACAATTAAGGGGTGGTTCCGTTCTAAAGAAATCATTTCCCACATCATCAAAAATATGTGTCGCTTTATATTTAAGATTTAATTCATCTGCTCTAAGTTTGAATAAACTGTCATAATGATTGAACGGGAACCACAGACTTTTGAACGACTCAATATCTATCAAGCTGTATATGTCTTCAACAACATAACGCGGAGTTGCAACGTGGTCTTTATCCGCTTTTTTTAATTCGTACATAGCCATAGCTTTTTTAATGGCTTCTAACGTTTCGTACTCATTTGCGATTGTTCTCATGCCTTCGCCTCATTCCTCAGTGCCGAAATCCATCATCCCAGTAATCATCAACTACCATCTGATTTTCTACATTCATTCTCTATCACTCCTTGCAAGAAGCATTAATAGTAGTATCAAAGCAACAATCATTATTAATTCAGCCATTTAATATCAATCCGCCAATACTTACTAAAAACGCGATTAACACGGTCAAAGCTAAACAAAACAATGTGTATCTGTCTGATTTTTCAATATATTCATTTTCGTTTTCATCAATACTTACTAGTCCGAAAAATCGTAATAACTTCATTTAAAAACCTCATTTCAAGAATATTTTAATCCACTCCGCTACAATATATGTGACTGATAATAATGCTCCGACTTGGAAACAAAACAGAAATATTAGTAGCTTACTTTCATGTTCATTTAAAAATTTTTTCATTCTCTTATCTCCACATCTGTGATATAATTAATTTAAATATTATTTCGTAACTCACAGTTTTAGTAAGCTCTAACTTACTATTTATAGCTGTGGGTTTTTCTTTTACCAATGCCGCTCAATCGAATTCGCGAATCTATGCTTGTACTTGGGTCTTTTCTTATATTTAATTTGATGATCTAAATGCCTTGATTGAAGTTTAACTAGCAAATATTTTCCAACCGATTTCGGAATGTAATTTGGGTCGTATTTTCGTATTTTGGCAAGTAGTATTTCGACTTCATCAATCATTTTCAGACCTCCTTATATACAAATTTTTTAATCAGCCAATCGTTCGCTTTTACTGCATCGAATGCCCACGCTTCACGTTGATTCTTTGTAGCCCAGTTACTAAATTCTGCAAGCTCTGGAAAGTCTTTAATGTTATCTAACCACCACCCATAACTTCGTGGACTAGCTTGCGCAAAATCTTCTAACGTCCAAACTCCGTACAGGAAATTCACATGCCTGTTTTTATTTTTCACAGGACGACCCATTTTCTTATTCTCCTTTCTATTTTAATCAACATCTATTTCTAAAATTTCCGCAATTTCTTTTCTAACTTTCGATGCGTCTCTTTTGCCGTTTATGATGTCTGATAAATAAGGATTGCTAATACCTAACATTTTTGCTAAATCAGATTGTTTCATATTTATTGCTTTTAGTTTTGCGTATACTGCAACCGCAAAACGCTGATGTTCTACTGACATGTTTTTGCTCCTTTCTTGTTTTGGTTTTCACGTGATATAATTATTTTTGATTGAAGGTGATTGCAGATGACTTTTTATGATTTTTTAATAACTTATTACCTTAGCGAAAATAGTCCTTTAGGCGATCTAGCTCATGATGTTCAACTAGATGGTAATTTCCCAACAGAAAGCAAAAGCGAAGATGAAATCAGGGATTATTTTTCTAATATTGGTACTCCTGGCTTCCAAGAGGCTTTAGATGAGGCGTTAAATTATTTTAGAAGACTATGACAATTCTTTTAACTTTGCCTAGGTCAATTTCCGGTGCTCCATACTTAGCTTTAATTTCATAATTTTTGTAAAGACCGACTTCAATTTGTTGAATGTTGGTTTTTTTTCTTTTTAAATATCTTTTGTTCACCTCTCCATCACTCCTTTCTATAATTTGTTTAATAATCTTATATGCTGTGCCGAGGCTTCTAGTCTATATTTTGGGTCAACATCTGAGAACATAATCTCTTCTAAGAAGTCCAATTGACGATTGTACCGCTCTTTCTTGTTCAATTTGACAGCAGGTTCTTTTAGTACGGTGATAGTACGTTTATCTCCTTGTCCCGAAACCTCAATATCCCCTCGTGATTTCAATTTTGAAATGGTTACTTTTGCATGATTCTCTTGTATTTCACAGAAATTAGCGATATCTGAATTGGTTGCTTTAGGGTTTTCCATTAAGTAAAATATGATTTTATCGTTTAAAGTCATTATTGTTATCCTTTCTTGTTTAGTTTTTCACGTGTTATAATTTATCGTGAAAGCGAGGTGATATGCGAAGTGAACTTTTTCATATACAAACGTCTTTTAACCGCAATGGTTTTTAAAAAGGTAAGAATAAAAGACACCTATAAACATCTCGATATTATTATCGAAAATGAGTGGCTAAGTAGAGTGCCAGATGGTACATATAGTGAGGTCATGGAATTCCCTATGCCAAATTACAGTGATTATTATGTGATAACAGTAAAAGGCAAATCTCAATTGTTCACCTTTGAATCTAAGGTAGTGACATGGGCTATTTCAATATCTGCTCTTATAATCAGTGTTATAGCATTGTGGCGCTCTCATTGATTAACAGTGGACTATTTTATCAGGATCTGTAAATTACAACTATCAATGAAATTATCGAAACTATAAGCGAACTACGTGTCAATACGAATGTTATGAAATCGTGCCATTCTTCAATCTCTTCATTTGAGGGATATGGTCTTTTATTAAAGTTTGGTCTTTTAGGTATTTTCATTACATCATTCTCCTTTCTACTTTATTAGCTAATTATTTAGCATAATGTTGACAAAAAGAACTCTATAGAGTACTATATAAACATAGCTAAACAAGCCTTATCAAAAGCCATTAATCGTTGGGGAACGAATTTTATATGGGGTTATTTGTTATCTTGTTTAGCTAAATAATTAGCTTATGAACATAGTATAGTACTCTTTAGAATAATAGTCAAGCGTTTTTTTATTCTTTTTCGTACTTTCATATGTTTCTTTGGAGGGAATATTGACATGACTACGTTTGAAAGGGTAAAAGTGTTAGCAGAAAAACAAAAAATATCTCTCAAAGAACTGGCATTAAAATTGAACATGGGAGAAAATGCTATTTACTCATGGAAAGTAAAAACACCTGGCGCTGACAAATTAAAAGCAGTAGCAGACTACTTCAACGTCTCTACCGATTATCTTTTAGGGCGTACTGACAATCCGCAAATTGACTCCGACATCCCGCCGGAAGCAGCAACTTTGGCGGCGCACATTGATCCCGCGGCAACCGAAGAAGACATGAAAAAAATTCTTGAGTATATTGATTTCATTCAACAAAAATATAAATAAGAAATGAGATGAACGTATGTGGCTAGATAAATACAGAGAGCAATATCCAGAGCTAACTATCATAGAAGACAGAAACATGGAATATGCTCATAAGGGACTGTATATCAATCAGCATATTCTTGTAAACCCAAATCAGAACGATACCGAGATGCGTTGCACATTGGCAGAGGAGATTGGGCATTACAAATTGACTGTTGGTAACATCACTAAGCAGAAAACGATTAATGACATAAAGCAAGAAAATCTAGCGAGAAACTGGGGTTATAAATCATTAGTCCCCTTGCGTAAAATTATTGATGCTTATTATGAAGGTTTTACTGAGTACTACGAGGTTTCAGAGTTTTTAGAAGTAACCGAAGATTTTTTAAAGCATTCTATAGAATATTATAAAAGTAAATATGGTAACACTGTTGAGTGTAACGGATATGTTATCATTTTTAGAAGTAGTATACAGATTATTGCTTGTTAGGTATTTGCACAAATGTGTTTATATAAAAATTTAATAAAGGGAGAGAAATGAATGAATAAAAGAGGCGCCTTGATTGGCATTCTTGCCATCACAATTTTTGTATTAGCAAGCTGCGGGAGTACTTCACCGCTAAAAGCTGATAAAGCGGGAGAAGTTAATAATCAAAAAGACACAGTGGTTAAGTCTGATAAAGATATTCTTTCGTCAATGAATCTAAATGACCCCTTAGTAATTGATTTTAAGAAAGCCCAGCTCAGACATATCACTAATGCAAGCGAGAACACTCAGATGAATTTCAAAACAGATGAAAAAGATTTTTATTATGTTTATTTAAAATATAATGTATCTAATTCATCTCCAACCATGTACGCATGGTCTGACTTTGAAACCGCTATCGTAGATGGAAAACAAGAAAAATTGAATGATCCAGAAATAAATTTTGGTAAGAATAATGGATATGAAATTTAAGGAAACTCAGAAATAGAGGGAAACAGCATTAAGCTTTTAGCTAAAAAATCTACTAGTAAAGTAGAGTTGATTCCCACAGAACCTCTTGAGAATAATGAGTTTACAGGAGAAGAGGAAGAATATGTTCCAGAAAATATAATTATCAATTTCAAATAACAAAAAAACGCCCTCCCCGCAAGAGACAAGCGTTTTAAATACACACATAGGAGTATGCAAATTCATTTTAACATAATTTGCTGTACCCTTCAAAAGAACATACGTTCCAAATCAAAGAGGTGGTGCTATTAATGAAAATTAAAAAGTTAAAAAATGGAAAATACGCCGTTCGTTTGCGCATCAAAGTCGACGGTGAATGGAAAGAAAAGCGTTTGACAGATACAAGTGAAACAAACTTAATGTATAAAGCGTCTAAATTATTAAAACAAGCTGAACATGATAGTAGTTCTTTAAAAGAGTGGAAATTCAAAGAGTTTTACGAATTATTTATGAAAACTTTTAAAGAAGGTAAAAGTAGTCAATCAACAATTAATTTATATGACTTAGCTTATAATCAATTTGTTGATTATTTTGGCGAAAAAAGAAAACTTAATTCCATAGATGCTGTGCAGTATCAACAATTTATTAATCATTTATCTGTAGACTATGCAATATCCACTGTAGACACCCGGCACCGCAAAATTAGAGCGATTTTTAATAAAGCTGTCCATTTAGGCTACATGAAGAAAAACCCAGCCATAGGCGCTCATATAAGCGGACATGATGTGGCAAAAACAAAAGCACAATTTATGGAAACCGACAAGGTTCATTTACTATTAGAAGAACTTGCAAATTTTCATTCTATATCACGAGCAGTTATCTTTCTAGCAGTGCAAACAGGTATGAGGTTCGAAGAGATTATTGCACTAACAAAGAAAGATATTAATTTCGCTAAACGTTCTATAACAGTCAATAAAGCGTGGGATTATAAGTACACTAATACATTCATTGATACCAAGACAAAAAAGTCACGTGTGATCTATATTGATAACTCCACAGTTCAATATTTACAGTCTTATCTCGCGTGGCATTCTGCTTATATAAAAGAATATGGTATAAAAAATCCACAAATGTTATTATTCATCACCTATCACAATAAACCAGTGGATAACGCATCATGTAATAAAGCGTTGAAAAAGATATGCAGTACAATTAATTCTGAACCAGTGACATTGCATAAGTTACGACACACTCACACAGGACTATGCGTTGAGGCAGGCATGGATATCATTTATGTAGCTGATAGACTTGGTCATGATGATATTAATACAACATTAAAATATTATAGCCACCTAAGTTCTAATTTACGTCAACATAATCAGTCTAAAGTAGATGCTTTTTTCACACTAAAAACGGATGAAAATACCACAAATTTTGCCACAAATGCCACAAAAATAACGGAATAA